TGAACCACCTGCTCCACCTAAACTAAAACCACCAAATCCTCCGAGTAAATTTGCTACATTACCTGAAGTTATATTTGATATAGCAGAAGAAATATTTCCACTTACACCACCTAATACATTTGTCACTGTAGCACCAATGTCTGTTGTATTCAAAACGTTTGATATATTTGAAATACCAGTTGAACTATTTAAAATATTTCCAATACCTGAATCAGATAAGACAGTCGATATACCTGATAAAGAACCATCTGCTATGTTAGTTAAATTTGAAGTTATAGATTCAGCATTACCTCCCAAACTATTTAAAAGGTTTCCTGATATATTTTGAACTGAACCTGTAATAGTTCCAGTTAAATCTGTTCCGTCTGTTAAATTTGCGAATAATTCTTTTCCTGTTGTGATAGAAGAATCTAAAGATGCTGATGTGACACCACCTAATACGTTATCAAAACTCTTTTCATTTCCTATTCCTTGAATAGCACCTGCTGCTCCTTGATAGTCTAATGAATTGATTAATTTAGGGATTGACGAATTAGAGAAATTTTCTACACCGATATCTGATGCTACACTTAATAATGAATCAAACATTTCTTGATTGACTGGTGCTCTTACAACACTTGTAAGTTTATCAGCCACATCTGTTTGTAAATAGTTTTTGAATTCTGTTTCAGCAGTTGCTTTGTCTATACTTCCTGGATAAGAAGTTGTGACAGGTTTTCCTTGATATGTGTCTTGTCCATATCCAATTACAGTTTTAATTACTTTACCAGATGAGTCTGTAATCGGAACAGCAACATCAGTGAATGAAGTATTTTTTATAATATCTTTTACACTATCATCTGATACAGTGAAAGTAGAAAGAGGTCTTGCTTTTTCTATCTCTAAATCTCCTCTCAATAAAGCTTTAGAATCTTCAGATACTTGTGCTGCTGTTTCTACATCGCCACCACTTCTTGTGGCAACAGCATTAATTGTGTTTACATTTGAATCTATTTGACCTGATACAAGTTTTGAAACACCATCAGAACCAATCTTTACTGCTGTGTTTATATTTCCTTTTCTATCAGATGGTTTAAGAACTAAAGAATTATTTTGATTTTGCGGAACACCTGCAAGTGTACCAAGTATGACTGGAGTTTGATCATCTTTATCAGTGAATGTGACAAGAACTATACTTCCTAAAACTATTCCTGTTGGTGATACACCAATACCAGCACTTGATGCTGAATTGACTGGTGATATAGGCATAGCCCATGGTAAATCTATTGTGGGAAGTATTGCAGGGTTTTCATCATGAACACCCATTACTCTCACTTGACATCTACCAAGTTTTAAAGGATCATTTCTGTTTTCAACTTTACCAATAAATATTTTCATTATGCTAATTCTCCAATACCTTGTGATAAACTATCTTTAATTAATTCTAAAGTACAAGTATGTTTATTTCCAGCTACAGTGTGTTTAACTGCTGATATTAAATATTTACCAGTGTATGTTGGATCTACTAAATCATTTGACTTATCATTAACAGTTTCTATTCTAAATGTTTTTAATGAAATAACTTTACCAACTGTATAATCTGTTCTTCCGAGAGTTTCAACTCTTAATTTAAACCCTTGTGTGTTTGCGAGTGCTGATAATCTAAAAAGAAATTTATCACTATTTGATATGTCATCAAACCCATTATGCATAGCTGTGTGTTTTATTTTATTATATACTAAACTATCTGGAGCAGAAATAACTTCTGTGCTATTTAATGGAAATTTATTTAAGTGTGGTATTTTATTAAATTCTTCTTGATACGAAAAATATTGTCTTTTAAATCTTTTTGTCACCATGTCATAACTTGTAAGATTAGAAGTGAACATACCTTTAGAAAGTCTATCTATAAAATCAAATCCACTTGGCATAGACATTGTAATGATACGTCTGTAATCTTGTTCAGCATCACGTATAGTATCACCTACATTAGTCTCTGTTCTTTCGTAATTATCAAATATAAAATCTTGAATAGGGTTTCCTTGATATAGTGTATGAAGTGAAACGAAATTAAATCCTTCTCTATTTTCAAAAAATAAATAAGATGATATTCCATCTTTGTTTACACTCTTCTCAGCTACATAATTAATCGCTTTAACAGGAGACCAATTATTACAAACAAATTTTATACCATTAATTGTATCTTCTATATTAATTGGTTTTTCTGTTTGAACACCAGATTTATCTTTAGCGATTAAACGAAAAGCTATATCTGAACAAAAACCAGACCAAGCATTATTCAAACGAATATTTAAATCGTTTATAGCATCTATTGAAATGAAATGTAAAGTATATCCTGATAACTTATCTCTTATTGCTACTTTTTCAGAACATTTAAATACATAAAATCTTCCTTTAATTCTTTTCTCAAATCCAGGAGTTGTTATATCTAAAATTAAAAACTCTTCTCCAATTAATGGGAGATTATTAATTAAATCAAATGATTCTGAAATTGTAATAGTTCCTGTAATAAAAGGAGAGAATAAGTCTTCGTAAATTTCTACTTGATTAAAAAGTGCAATTAAACTAACTGTTGAATATTTACCAACTAGATCAATCTGTTTAGTTTCTACATCACCTGCGTATGATATTTTATTCATAATTTTATACTAAAGTTTGACCATTAGCATCACTCATTAAATCATTTAATTCTTGAACTACAGTGTTAATAAGTGCTGGTGCTATAATTTTAATTCTTCTTTTAGCTTCGTTCTTTTCAACTTCATATTCTTTATTTGTAATTCCGACAGCTCCAATCACATTACTATCAACCACATATCCATCTACTCTATATTCTTTAATTTGGTTTTGTACTCCAGGATATTTTTTATCTACATATGACATTAACTCATTATATGATAAAGGGAAATCATTATACATATTATAACGATTATTTACTAGCATAATCACCCAATGTAATGTAGCATCTTTATAGAACTTCTCAGCAATAATTTCAGGTGTTTCTCCTTCACGTATATCATAACTTTCCCATATAGTTATATTAGAAAGTGCTGCTTTTCTTATTCTAACATTTGCTGTTATGTCTGTGACTATTTTAAATACATCTACTTTTTTTTCTCGTAGAGTATAATATATTTTTGGAAATTTTCTAAAGTACATTGTTATCTCCTTTAAAATGTATCAGCTTGTCCACCAAAGTTTCTTACAGGACTGTTTGTGTTTCTTTGTTGAACTTCACCCATATTTTCTAAAGCTTCTTTTGTAATAATTGAAACTTCTTTGAAATTTAATGTGGCTTGATATGATGTTGGTGAACCATTAGGAAATGATGAGAATTGACCATTCGGTGCATAATTAACAGACATTGATTCTAGTACAGCTGATCTATGTTTGTGTATAAATTTATTCTCTTGTCCTTTATGCATAAAGAATATATCAAACTCTGCTGGATATTCAAATAAAAAACCAGCATCATCTTTAAAATTAGGATGCATGTGATATTTTAATTCATCAAGTATTCTTTTAACATTCTCTGATTCTTCTTCACTACGAGGATAAAAATCATATGTATAACTGAATGATCTAAAAGGCACACCTTCAAATATTTGTTCTTTTTTTGGATTAGAAGCAACACCTGCTAGTTTTCCTATAATCTTTCCTGTGTCTCCTAAAACATTAAGTGCTTGACCTTGTAATCCTCCACCGATTCCACTTTTTCCTATGTTGTTAAAAACTTCTTTTCCTGCTCCTCCTGGACTTGTGATTAATGCTTCTAAACCTGCTGCCCCTGTATCAATTCCTCTCATTACTAAATCAGTAAGAGCTCCATCAGCTTCACCATAATTAACACCATAATTTATAGCAATATTATTTGGTATATGTAAAGCGATAGCTGTTAATAATCTTTTTCTTGGTTTAGAAAAATCACCTCCTAATGATACACCTAATGCTCCTGCTAAAACAGCACCTACTCCTCCACCAACTATTCCTCCTGGAGCTCCTGCTGCGATTGCTCCACCAGCACCACCTGCTACTCCACCAGCCAAAGCTATTGCTGAAATAATACTTTCTTTTTTTAACAATCCTGATGCTTTTACTCCTGATAATTCTTTTCCTACTCTTTTACTTATATTTGGTATTGCTGATTGTTGTTCATCTGCTCTTGTGAATGTAGAATCTGATGTGACGTTAATATAAATCATCATGTATTGACCACCATATTCATTTTTATTTGGATCTACTGATAGTAAATCAGTTGGATACATGAACTGTTTTGTGCGATATACTGAATCGCCATAATCACCAAAGTTAGCTGTTGGAGTGGTTGAGTTTAAAATAGACATATAAATAGTTGAGTCCTTATTAATTATGTTTCACACTAGACGATATAAACCAATATTCCCTGAGAAGTATGTAGGCGACCCTACATCAATCTATTTACGTTCATCTTGGGAAACAAGATTCGCTCTTTGGTGCGATAAAAATCCAGCAGTAGTTTCTTGGAAGAGTGAGGAAGTTATTGTACCCTATCGCTCTCCTATTGATAAAAGAATACATAGATATTTCGTTGACTTTTCAGTCACTATTAAAGATAAAGAAACTAATACTCTTAAGACTTATTTAGTTGAAATCAAACCATATTCTCAAACTATTCAGCCTGAATATCCTGGAAGCCAAACACGTAGGTATTTGAAAGAATGTCATAATTTTATAGTTAATTCAGCTAAATGGAAAGCTGCAAAAGAGTATGCTTTAGATCGTAATCAAAAGTTCATTATTTTAACAGAAAAAGACTTAGGATTAGACAATAGTAAATAAATAGTAATATGGCTCAAGTAAGACAAACAGCACAGGACATTTTCACCAAATATGGTCAAGATAAGACTATATTAACGAAATCATTAAATTGGTTTCAAAGGGAAACTGCAAAATTAAGAACTGCTCGTATTCAGCCACAATCTTTGTTAAGACCAGACAGTAAGAATCGTACATCAACTGTGATGGTTCCAGGAAACTTGTATATGTACTTTTACGATGCAAAGTTAAAAGAACAATTACCATATTATGATATGTTTCCTTTAGTGTTTCCATTTTCAACTACTGATAAAGGATTTACTGGATTGAATATGCATTATCTACCATATCAATTAAGAGTAAGATTATTAGATAGATTATTAGAATATGCGAATAATAAAAAATATGATGAAACAACTCGAATACGTTATAGTTGGGCAACTATAAGATCAGCAAGTAAATTCGTTTTAGCAAAGCCATGTGTACACTCATACTTATATGATCACATACAATCAACAATGTTAAGAGTCTCTCCTGAGAATTGGTTTACAGTTATGATGTTGCCTGTTGAAAGATTTACAGTAAACAAATCAAACGTTTGGGCAGACAGTATAGGAAAAATTTAATGTCAATTTTAGATATATTCGGATTAACACGAGCAGAAGCACCAACATCACCACAAGATATAAAAAGATTTATCGCTGAGGTTAAAAAAGATGGGTTAAGCAGAACGAATCGTTTTGGTTGTACTGTTGATGCACCAAAGACCTTAAGAACAAACCCAGCATTTGCTGCAGCTGATTTTTACAGAAAGTTATTTTTATATTGTGAATCAATTAATATTCCTGGAGTAAATATATCTACAACTCCTGCTCGTACTTTCGGCGAAACAAGAGAAATGCCTTATGAGAAAGTATTCGATCCAGTGACTGCTAATTATTACATAGATACAGGATTTAAAGTGAAAGCTTTCTTTGAAGCTTGGCAAGATTCAATTCAAAATACAACAGATAGAACAATACAGTTTTATGAAAATTATGTAAGTACAGTTTATCTATTTGTAAATGATGTAGCAAATAAAACAAGATACTTAGTTAAATTACATGAAGCATATCCTAAGACAGTGCAGAGTATTAATTTAGCACAAGGATCAAATGAAGTTGCAAAACTTAATGTGACTTTTGCTTATAAGTATTTTACTACAAGTTTATATGCTCCTCCTCCAAAACAAAATAAAGGATGGATTCAATCTATATTAGAGGGAATACAAGGTGTTGGTAATCAAGTATTAACTGACCCTGCTGGTGTAATTGTAAATTCTTTACCAGTTGCAGCAAATTACTTTAGTGATTTTGCAGGATTTCAAGATACATTTACTGGATTGAGTAATTCAATTAGTAATAATCGAACAAATCAATTCGCACCACAATACGAACAAGCAACTCCTGAAATACTAGATGCGAATGTTCGTTTCAGTCAAAAAACTTTAGATGGTATGTTAGGAAGCACATTTAGAGTAGTTTAATTATAGGATTATAAAATGTCTATTATAGATGATAAATTAAGTGAAGTGTTTAACAGTGAGAAATTAAAGGTCAGTGAGCCAACTGAGCCATATACAAATTTGGAAGTAATAAGTCCAAAAGAGATAGCAAATGAAAAAGAGAATACGATTGCTACTGATTTTAACACTTCTCGTTCTAATCTTCACAATCTCCTTTTAAAAGGAGAAGAAGCATTAAAGCATTCACTCGAGATAGCAAAACAATCAGAGCATCCAAGAGCCTTTGAAGTTGTAGGTAATATGATAAAACAACTTGCTGATGTAAACCAGCAATTATTAGATTTACACAAACAACAAGCAGATGTAGGACGAATACAGAAAACAGAAACAAAAACTGTAAACAATAATGTGTTTATAGGTTCTACGAATGAATTGAATAAGATAATTAAAAATTATAAAGAAACTGAAGGAGAATAATAATATGGCATTGCCAATAAGTAGTACACCAACCTATACATTAACTGTTCCATCTTCTAAGAAAGAATATAAGTATAAGCCATTTCTAGTGAAACAAGAAAAAGCTTTATTGCTTGCGTTCCAATCTGAAGATGAAAAGACAATGATGAACACACTTAAAACAATTGTTGGTGAGTGTGTAGTCGGACTCGATACAAATGATTTAGCATTATTTGACTTAGAATATATTTTTTGTCAATTACGTGGTAAGTCAGTTGGTGAAGAAGTAGAATTAATCGCTAAATGCGATACACCAGAGTGTAAAGATAATAAGGAAGCTAAGAGTATATTAAAAATTAATATAATGAATGTTCCTGTAATTACACCAGAAGGACATGAGAATAAAATATCTCTATTTAATGATGTAGGTGTTGTAATGAAATACCCATCATTAGATTTACTTTTAAAATTAAAGACATTGAAATTAGCAGATCAAAATAAACTAGATACAGAAGTTTTCTTTGATATTATAACTGATAGTATAGATTACATATATGATGGACAACAAATATATCATAGTAAAGAACAAACTAAAAAAGAACTAAGTGAATTTGTTAATAACTTAACAACAGGTCAATTTAGTAAAATACAAAAGTTTTTCGAAACTATGCCAAGATTAAGTAAAGAAATAATCTGGACTTGTAAAGGGTGTAATAAATCACATACAAGAAAGATAGAGGGTTTAGCCAATTTTTTTTCATAATGCTCAGCCATGAGTCGTTAGTCAACCATTATAAGACTAACTTCGCATTAATGCAATATCATAAATACTCTTTGACTGAGCTTGAAAATCAGATACCTTTTGAACGTGAAATATATGTTGAAATGTTGATTAAACATTTACAAGAAGAAAAACAAAAAGCAGAACAAAGAAGAATACAAAAATAAATGGCACTTACAAACGTACTTGTACAACAATCTATTGTAAACGATGGACAACCGAAAGCACTCTTAGTTGATGCTAAAGGTCAACCTCTTGTTTCAAACGTAGAAAACAGTTCAAATAAACCTGCTAATGAAGAAACAGCAAGAGAAACTTCATTAAACATTCAAAGAATGGTAGATTTACTTGAAGTAATAGCAAAAGGTGTATCTGGAAGAGACAGTAATGCATTAGAAGAGAATACAGATTCTAAAATGAATTTTGGTAATATGCTTGGCTTTTATGGTGCAATGTTAATTTCTAAATTATTTGGTGCTCTTTTCTCAGGTATTGCTGCTGCTTCTAGATTTATTTTTAAAGGAGTACTTCCATTCCTTACAAAAGGTTTTTTAAGAATAATTGTAGGATTCTTTGGATTCTTAGCAGGACTTCCTGCAGGACTTGCTGCTGCGATTATTGGAGGAATTACAGTTGCAATTGCAGGATTCGTTCGTGGAATTAAAGATGCATTCGCAATGTATAAATCAGGTGGTTCTTTCTTTGATATCGTAGGTTCATTCGTAGAAGGATTTTTCAAAGGTGCACTTAATTTCGTATTTGGTATTGTTGATTGGGTTGCTAATTTATTCGGTTTAGATTTACCTGACAATCTTGGGGATATAATTGTAAATTCAATTAAGAAATTCTTTACAAGCATCGGAGATTACATATCGAAATTACCAGAACGTTTAGGACAAATGTTATCAGGCTTTTTAAATAATCTAGGAATACCAGAGTTTAAAGTATTTGGTGTTTCAATCGGTCCTTTCTATCCTTTCCGTAAATCTGAAATTTCAACACCGCAACAAGATACAGTTGGTGCTGAGAAACCTATTCCTTCAAAAAATGTTTTACCAAAGGTAAACAATGTAGAAGGATTAAATTCAGATAGAACAATAGGATCTGATGGAAACCCAAGTAGAGCTCCAGTGACTCCAGTTTCACCAGTGATTAATAAATCATTGACTGGTGAATCAGTTTCTCTTCCGAAGACTCCAATGACAAAAGAATCTGCAAAATCAATACTTGATAAAAATGAGGGTTTACAAGATGCAATGAATATTCGAATGAATTCATTAATGATGAGTGCTTCAACTTCAGGTAAAGAATTAACAGATTCGAATATTAATACTGCTCTCTCTGAAATTGGTACAAAACAAGAAGTACAAGCATATCGTAAAATAAACGAAGATGTGATTACTTCAAACCAAAAACATATTAATAAAAAGGTAGCTTCTGAAAACAATCTTTCAAAATCTAGTGAACTTAGTTCTACGAATACACTCTCTGGTGTTTCGCCGACAGGATTCAATAATGTAATTAGTTCTGGAACACCGAGCGATGTTGGCAATCAAATAATGTCTTCTTCTGCTGATGCTGAGAGTGCAAAGAGTGCTGCGAGTTCAAATGTAATTATTAATGCACCAAGTTCAACTGTAAATGCTCCAAAAGAGAGTAATTTAATGACGTCAAAAACTGTTCGAAACGATGAGAATACTCTTTCGAAATATGTAGGTTCTCTCTATGGTTCAAACGTTTAGTAATTACGTAAAGACTCATGACGAGTATGCGAATGGTTGGCTAACAATATTCGATATTGATGATACACTCTTCCGTACAACAGCAACTATTCGAGTTCGCAATTCAATCACAAAAGAAACAATCCGTACATTAACAACTGCAGAATATGCTTCCTATACTTTAGGAGCAAATGAAATGTTTGATTATACTGAATTTAAAGATGCAGCGAAGTTCTATAAAGAATCTCAACCGATCGGACGAATGATGCGACGTGCCAAATTGATATTAGCATCAGCAAAGAAATACGAAAACTCACGTGTAATTATATTAACCGCAAGAACTGATTTTGATAGTAAGAATGTATTCCTTAAAACTTTCCGTAAATATGGCTTTGACATTGATAGTGTTCGAGTTGAACGTGCAGGGAATATAGAGAGTGGATCAGGTGCTGCGAGAAAAGCAATGATTATTCGTAAGTATTTGAATACAAAGTCTTTCTCGAAAGTAAGATTCTTTGATGATGACCGAGAGAATTTAAAAGCTTTTTTAAGATTAAGTCGTGAATATTCTTCAATTACCTTTGAAGCTTATCGTGTAATTGAGGATGGTGAGATTCGAGTATTTCGTTCAATCTAATGGATCCGATAATACTTATTGCTGGAATGATTATATTGATCGTTGAAATTTATATTCGGTTTTAAATCGGAAAGTTATACATCACAATTACAGCAATCGCAAGTGCCAAACTAATTCCTATAATTAATTCTATCATAAATTTCTAATTCTATATTCCTTGAAACCTCTACAGGTGTTTATTCTAACCCCTCTCTTCTTGGAAGTAAAGGGATTAGAAATTAAACTACTACGTTTATTTAATATTCGAGGTTAAAACATTACTATTCTTATTCCTTAACCACTCTTCGAATAGCTTATCCAGCAATCGATTATGAATATTCGGCTCGAATAATTGCAATACTTTACTCTTCGCAACCTCTCGATCAAAATACTCACGTAATATAAACTTCGCTCGATCATACTTACTATTTACATTCCAAGCCCAAACTCCCACAAGTATTGTAGTTGTCCAACTAATCAGAAGCAAATAAAACGTCAGATTCGATTTATTCATATTCTTATGATTCAAGGTCATTTGCTATTCCTTGAAAATAGCTTAATACATCCTCTTCTTCTTTTTTCGCCGAAGTCAAAGTTGTATTCTCAGCTGTTTTTGGTTTTCCCACTGTTCCAGATGATTTAGATTCTGGAAGAGTTTCAAGTACCTCATTCAGTCGACGATTTAAATCTTCATATGACTTAAACTGTGTCGGTGCAATGAAAGGAGCCAATGGATGAGCTTTTGCTAACGTTTCTGTTAATCTCTTCTCATCACTACTCAAGAATGCATTTGGTTCAAGAAAACTACTCTGATCGTAGTTTGCATAACCATCTACTTTACGCATTCTCAATCTAAAGTCAGCACCAGCGAATATATCGAATACATTCATTGGTTTCTCATCAGCAAATGTAGGTTTCGCCTTTTCCATAATCTTATCAAAGATCTTCTTTCCAAACTTAAACAGTTTCACTGTTCCTTCGTTTGCAGGATTCTTCGGATCACTGATAATATAAACATTCGCGATGTAATGCATACGTCTCTTTTGCTTTCTCGCAATCTCTCGATTACTCTCAAGATTACTCGCCCACAACTTAGAATTCAATTCTCCGACAGGATCTTTTTCATTCAATGTTGTTCGGCTGTTCTCTATATACCATTTACCAGATGGTCCCTGAAAACCATGTGAAAATAATCTCACCCATGGAAGTTCATCACCATTGCTACGTGGAAGAAAACGAATGACTGCTGTTGCATTGCCCAGTTTATCTGGTTCTAGTTTCCAAAAACGAGTGTCTTCAGAAGAGTCTGATTTTGCGCTCGATCCTTTATTAATTCGATCGAACTCTTGATTAATTTTCGTAAAGTCATTTTGGCTCTCTTTACGAAGAGCATTTAGATCCACCATGTGGTTATCTCCTTTTTTATATGCGTTATATGCGTTGTATAATAATATAGGTCTTTACTTCAATATAATATAGATTTCACACTACTAGAGTTATTATACTCTATTTTTTCGTGTAAGTAAAGGGCGAGATTTACTTCGCCCAATACAGCGAC